ACATTAAATGCTGATTTACCTGCGATAACTGCTCCTACAGAAAATGCCGGCATTGAAATTAATCGTGGTAGTTCAGCTAATTCACGATTACAATGGAATGAAAGTAGCGATACCTGGCAAATAACAGCTGATGGTACTAATTTTTTTAATATTTTAAGTGAAGGTACTACTAATACTAATTTTGATTCTGGTACACTATTTGTAGATGCTTTAAATAATCGTGTAGGTATCAATAACACTGCTCCCGGTGTTGCGCTAAGAGTTACTGGCGCTGCTGATATTTCATCTACAGCAAACGTTCAAGGTAATACTAATGTTGGTGGTACTCTAGGTATTACTGGCGCATCTACTTTCGCTAACACAATTGCAGTAACTGGTGCTGCTACCCTTTCTAATACTCTAAACGTTGCTGGTCTATTGACTGGTACTGCTGGTTTAACAGTAACGGGTACTACAAATACTTCAGCACAATTTAATGTTGGTGGTGGTGTTGCAACTACAAATGGCGCGACTATAACTAATACCAGCATTTTATTAGGCAATAGTTCTGTAAATACTCAGATATCTCCTTCTCAAATAGTAATACAGACTACTGCTACCGGTAATACTTCTAGTTTGTTGTCATTAGCTTCAACTGATCAAGTTGGTGGTTCTATAACATTACAACATGGAAATACTACATCAAATTCTACTATTGTTTTAGGAGCACAAGCAGGCAATAATGCATCGATTGAACTTGGTGGTTCTACTTCAGCATTTATCGATTTTAAAACTCCTTATGCTGATGACTTTGACACAAGATTGGTTTCAAATACATCTGGGTTTACTATCGTTGCTGGAAGTTCTACGAGCGCAAACGTTTTAAATATAATCAGTGCTAACGTTAACATCGGTTCTGGTAAACTATTTGTTGATAACATTAATAATCGTGTAGGTATTGGTACTGCATCTCCCGGTTCTCCTTTAAGCGTTACGGGTAATGCTGATATTACTGGTACAGCTAACATTCAAAGTAACGCTAATGTTGGTGGTACTCTAGGTGTTGCTAGTTTGTTGACTGCATCTGCCCTTAACGTCACTAACCAAACAAATACAGCCACGCTTTTTGTAACAACAAGCGCAAATGTTGGCACTGCTGCATTTATTAATGCTACTGGCGTATATACGACTGGTGTGGCTAATGCCTTTTCACACACAGTTGGCACAGCATTTACTGCTAACTCTACACTAGTTAATGCTGCTGCTATAAATGTTGTAAACCAAACAAATACAGCGACTCTTTTTGTAACAACAAGTGCTAACGTAGGCACAGCATTAACGATTAGTACCACAGCACTTACTGTAGCGCCTAATACTAACATTGGTGGCGGTGACTTATTTGTTGATACTGTAAATGGTCGTGTAGGTATCAATAATACTGCTCCCGGTGTTGCTCTAAGAGTTACTGGTGATGCTGATATTAGTAGTACAGCTAACATTCAAGGTAATACTAATGTTGGTGGTACTCTAGGTGTAGCCAGTCTTTTGACTGCTTCTGCTCTTAACGTCACTAATCAAACTAATACTGGTACCCTTTATGTAACAACAAGCGCTAACGTAGGCACAGCATTAACGATTAGCGCCACAGCATTTACTGTAGCTCCTAATGCTAACTTTGACTCAGGTACACTATTTGTAGATGCTGTCAATAATCGTGTAGGTATCAATAATACTGCTCCCGGTGTTGCTCTAAGAGTTACTGGCGATATTGACGTTAGTGCTACAGCAAACGTTCAAGGTAATACTAATGTTGGTGGTACTCTAGGTGTTGCTAGTTTATTGACTGCTTCTGCTCTTAACGTCACTAATCAAACAAATACAGCGACGCTTTTTGTAACCACAAGTGCTAACGTAGGCACAGCATTAACGATTAGCGCCACAGCATTTACTGTAGCTCCTAATACTAATATTGGTGGCGGTGACTTATTTGTTGATACTGTGAATGCTCGTGTAGGTATCAATAATACTGCTCCCGGTGTTGCTCTAAGAGTTACTGGAGATATTGACGTTAGTGCTACAGCAAACGTTCAAGGTAATACTAATGTTGGTGGTACTCTAGGTGTTGCTAGTTTATTGACAGCGGCCGCTGGTCTTACTGTCACTGGCACTGCCAACATATCATCAAATTTAAATATTGGTACAACAACTGTTAACGGCTCTTTGATTAATACTGCTGCGCTAAACGTTGTTAATCAAACTAATACTGGAACATTGTTTGCAACAACATCAGTTACTATAGGAACAACTGTTATTACATCAAATACAAATGCAGCTGGTAAGAGAACTGTAGGTACAGGTATAACCCCGACAGGGGGATCAGTAGGTGATATATATTATATATATTGACGTGGAGATTATTTTATGACTATTACTGATGATTTTAATGAAAATTATTATGTGCTGCTAAGAGATTTGCTACCAAAACAAATGTGTGATGAAGCAGTATCAAGATTATTTTTGCTAGCAGATGAAAAAAAAACCAGTAAAGATGAACAGTGCCCTTTATCGGATGCCATATACGGTGATGAGTATTTTGATAGTTTATTAGAAGCTTTAACAGAGCAATTTTCTGAAATTGCAGGTACCCCACTTATTCCTACATATAGTTATGCTAGAGTTTATAGACCTGGTGAAATTTTAACTATTCATAGAGATAGACCTGCATGCGAAATAAGTGCAACTGTTACACTTGGTCTTAGTGGAAAAGAATGGCCTATTTCTTTTAATAAAGAAAATTCAACTGAAAATGGAAATGCGGTTATTCTTAAACCAGGTGATGTTGCTCTATATAAAGGCACAGAAATATATCATTGGAGAAATTCTTTTGAGGGCGAATGGCAGTGCCAAGTGTTCTTTCATTATGTTGATGCAAATGGTCCACATGCAAATCAAAAATATGATGGTAGATCAAGTTTAAATGTTTCTAGTGAAACACAAAGGGTTGTTCATGCGAAACAAGAAGATTCTGTAATTTATTTTTGGCAATTTCCAAATGTTATTTCGAAAGAATATTGCGATTCAATTATTTTAAAATATGGTTCTTCTGAATTAGAAGATGCTGAAATTGGGGGACATATAAATGGAGTTATAAATAAGCAAATAAGAAATGTTAAGAGAATGCTTCTTCCTATTCATGAAGGGATAGGAACTCAATTAATTTCAAACGCGTTTGTTGCAAATCAACAAGCATGGAAATTTGATTTAACACAGTGCCAACAAATAGAATATTTAAAATATAATGAAACAGGTAGATATAAATCTCATTTGGATACGTTTATAACAACACCAACAAAAGAATGTAGAAAGCTTACAGCTCTTGCATTTCTTAATGATGATTTTGAAGGTGGTAAATTTTTTCTACAAGTATCAGATGAAAAGCTTTATCCATTACAAACTAAAGGAACAGTTATAGTGTTTCCATCATTTTTACTACATGGCGTAGAAGATGTAATATCAGGTACTCGGCATGCAACAGTATGTTGGATGATTGGTCCATATTTTAGGTAAGACGCATGGCAGCAAATACATACATAAAAGTTACAGAAACAGCAACTCCTGCTACCGATTGGAAACGAGTAAAAACTATATACATTAATGATGGCGCTGCATGGCGAAACGTGAAATCATCATATGTCAATGATGGCGTGGCCTGGCGTCAAGTTTTTGCTGGTGTGTTTACTTATACAGAAACTATATCTGTTCCTACAGCAAATTATAATCTAAGAACCAAATTAACTGCCGCAGGTTGGAATGGTACTGATGATGTAGATGCAAGCATTACAATAAATCCTGCTATTGTTGTATATTCAACTGCAACACCCACTGCAGCGTTTACATTAAGTCCTGCATTACCAGCACTATCAACTGTTACTTTAACAAATGCTGGTACGATTGTTGGTGAAGGAGGCGCAGGAGGCAGCGGTGGCGATGCTACCTTGAATGCTGCTACACCCGTTCCAGGTAAACCTACAATGTTCTCATATCCTGTTACATTCGTGAATGGTGCTGCTGGTTCTGCAGGTGGAAGAGGAATGACAATAGCTTCTCCTATAACTATTAATAATAGCGGAGGAGTTATTGCTGCTGGAGGCGGAGGAGGCGGAGGAGGCAAATCATATGCTACAACAAATCCACTTGGACAATATGGTGCTGTTGTAGGAGGAAGTGGAGGAAGTGGAGGTGGAGGATCTTCACAAAGCGTCAGTGTCGGTGGACCAGCAGGAACCGTGCCTACAACTGTTCCTTCTCCAGGATTTCCAGTAAACTATGCAAGAGCTAATGGAACTGCAGGAACATCTGGTTCTACTTCTGGAGGCGCAACAACAGCAGCAGTAACATTACCTAAACTAGCTCCAGCTGTACCTGCTACATTTGTTGCTATTGGTGGCACCGGGGGTGCTGGCGGTGCAAGAGGCGCAGCTGGTTCTGCAGGTGGCGCTGGTTCTGGTTCAACTACGCCAGCTGCAACAGCCAATGTTGAATCGTCTTCAACTAATGCTGGAACTGGTGGTGCTACTGGGGTTGCTATTCAAGGATATTCATTAATAACATTTCCAGTAGCCGGCACAGTTACTGGTCCTACTGCGGGATAAAAATATGCCAATCACAAGAAAAACATTATTTAAATTTGAAAGTATTGATCAAATTAATGGGCAATGTATTGTTCGTCTTATTAATCCGTATGGTCCAATACAACTCGGTACTCGCTCGCTTGACGATTTTCTAATTGAAATTGAAGTTGACACGAACCATTTTGATTTAGAAGGAAACCGTATTAAAGAAAAACGTATGGTTATGAATACAGATAATCCTAATGAAGATTTGGTATATTCTTATGATATTCCAGTAAATTCAGATGGTAATTTTATTTCAGCCGAGGCTCTTACAGAACATATTGCTAAGCAATATCCTCATGATTATTTTGAAACTGTATATAGTAGAAAACTAGCTGCAGAAAGATCCGATCTATCTGATCTATTATCAACAGAACATGAAATTGATTTAGTTTATCCTGATCCAATTGAAATTATAGAAGAAGTTGATATTGACGTTCCTTCATCAACCGTAGTGCTCTAAAATGAAACAAACGCCATTTTTTGTAAAACAAACGATACATAATCTTACAGAATTTAATTCTAAACCAATTAAAGTTCCAAAAGATTTTGCACGTATTGCTAAATTTACAATTGGGCAAATAGTATCAAGTGGTTCTTGGAAATATGGATTTTATGATATAGACAATCATCCAGACAAAGATACAATATTATCTGTTGATCCGACATATTATCGCGGTGATTTTACTACTCACAATAACGCATATTCTCCAAACAGAACTCATATAATTTCATGCTCCGATAATCAAACTGTAAGAGAAACAATTGTTGATGACAATATTCCTAGGCATGCATATCCATTAGAGAATGACTCTTCTATTATTTGTATAAATCAAGATGGGAAAATAACAGAAGATAAAGTTATGACTTTAAATGATGTTATTGCGGTAAATACTGGCGATAATTTATACAAATTCATTCAAGATGAATCTTATCTAATTCCATTAGAGGGTGAAATTGTTATTAATGGCCATAGACGCCTTCATAAACAAGTGACATATGTTACTACAGCTAAGGATTTACACATAGAAGGTATTGATAATGTTCTTCTTGCCGTTTTTAAATAGAGCCAAACCATATGCAAAGTTATCATATCAGGTAATTCTGCATCTAATCTTCTTTGCTTCTTTTTTCATATATCCTATCGAATATAATCTTTGGGGATTATGGTTCTATGTCTTATTTGGAGGCATAGGCATCTCAGTAACCTTTCACCGGTATTACTCACACCTATCTTATAGGTATTTTCCTGAATGGATGAAATGCATTGGATTAACATTCGGCACATTAGCTTCTCAGGGTACTATTATAGAATGGGTAATGAAACATCGAAAACACCATAAAAAGAGTGACACGCAAGAAGATCCTCACAGTCCACATTTCTGTAATCCATTTAAATTATATTGGACTGCTTTAAAATATGAAACCAATATCAGCGTTCATTACGGTGGTAGATTACTCAAAGATCATCTTGCTATAGCATTCCATAAGTATTATTGGCATATCATTGCAGTATATTCTATTACTCTTTTACTGCTTGGTCCTCAGTATTTTATATATGGTTATGTTGCTCCCGCTGTTTGGTCTTGGATTGCAACGAGTCTAGGCATTGGTATACTAGGACATCTTTATGGATATACATCATATGATACAAAAGACTTGAGCAGAAACAATACTTTGATTGGGCTTTTAGTATTCGGAGAAGGTTATCAGAATAACCATCACCAATTTCCTGGTGATGCAGTTCATAGTAAGAAATGGTATGAAATAGATATATTGGGTGTAGTGAGTAAAAAATTATTCAATTGAGAGTATTATGGAATTTGTAAAAGAAGTGAAATCTCTTGAAGAAGTTAGAGATGCATTTAAAAATAACTTGGTTGTTTTTATAAAAAATAAATATCTAGAGCTTTCTGATATTTGGTATTTCTTTAAAGATCTTGACTTAGCATATTATGGAGAACCCAAATACCCAATCATCGAGTTCTATTATGGACAACAAGGAAAGAAAGAGTATATCGAATTCTTTAAGTCTGCGACATATCCAGAATATCCGGGTGTATTAAAAGTTCAATCCAAAAAGAATGAAAAAGGTGTTTCGGAAGGAATTGTTCCTACTAATGAATACTTAAATTGGCATAGAGATGGTCCTGCATATAGAAAAGTGTATAATACTATTTGTTTGCATGGTAAAAACACAGTTAATACGAGCACTTCATTTTTAGAAACTGTTTCTGAATATTACAAGTTATCATTGGCTGATAGAGATTTTGTTAATTCTTTAGTTTATGAATATCGGTCTGACGTATTAGTTCAAGGTATTGAGAGGGCATTGAATAAAAAGATTGCTCCATCATATCCTAGTCTTCTTTATAAAGAGATTTTATTAAACTACACTGATAACTATTCAAGTGAAGTTTTAGAAAGATCGCTAATAAGAACTTCATTAACTGGTCTTGTAGGATTTGGATATGACTACAATACCGCTATAACATTTAAAGATAAGACGTTCAAAGAAAGTCTTGAGATAACTAAATGGTTAAAGTGTTTATTATTCAAAGAAGAAAATGTTTATAAGCACTATTGGGATGATGGCGATTTAGTATTCTTTGATTCAATATGCACTCAGCACTCTAGAGATGCATACCAAAATACAGATAGATTATTGCACAGGCTTATTTTTAATTTAGATCCATAAACAATTTCATTTAATAAATAGAAGAATAGAATTAATTCTGAGAATATAAATGGCAACAAAAGCAAATTTAGTCATAGATCAAGGTGCAACATTTACTACTACCATCACTATTACGGACGATGATGGTGCTGTAATTGATTTGACCGGGTATACAGGCGCTGCTCAGATTAGAAAGCACTATACCTCTTCAACCGCGGTAGCTTTTACTGTTGTAGTAAATGAATCGGAAGGTGAAGTGACACTGTCTTTAACAGCAAATCAAACTGCTAATATATCATCAAGTAGATATGTATATGATTGTGAATTGACAAAGTCAGGCACAGTCTCAAGAGTGCTAGAAGGTCTAATAACTGTCTCACCACAAGTAACGAGATAATCACAATGCAAGCAAAAATTGCAACAGTTACAAAACAGACGGTTACATTAAATAACCTAGGTAATGTGCTGACCGGTGTTTCACCTTTTACACTCAAAAATCAGATTACTGAAATTACTTCAATTGAACAAATAGCCGATGTCGATGAAATTAATGTTACGACCGGCGCGACTCTAATTTATAATTCCTCGACTGATAAATATGAAATTAAACCTCTTCAATTTACAGATATATCAGGCACTGTCGATTTAGACGGTGGAACATTTTAATAGGAATTACAAATGGCAAATAATACTATACAAATAAAAAGAAGTACAAGTGCAGCAGCTCCTTCGATATTAGCAAATGGTGAATTAGCCTTTTCAGGTGCAATAAATGTATTATATATCGGCGATCCATCTGCAACAAATACTCCAATCGCAATTGGCGGTAAAAGATTTCCCGGTACACTTACGGCTAACCAAGCAATCGTAGTAGATGCATCGAGTTTTATTGATAGTATAAAAGTAAGTGGTCAGGCAACGATGAATGTTATCGTTGCAAATGGAGCAACTGGTACTAATGGTAAAGTTTTAACATCAAATGCTACTGGTGGCATTTTTTGGTCAAATGCTACCGCTTCTGCTACTGCATCAGGTTCAGATACACACGTACAATTTAATGATGGTGGTACAAGCTTTGGCGCAACTGCTGGGTTCACGTTTAATAAAGTTACAAATAACGTCAGCGTTGGAAATACGCTTATTGTTCCAACTGTTAATGCTACATCTAATTTAGCAGTTGGTTCATATGGTATTACCAATGGCGTAAACATTCAAAATACGGCTATTCTTATAGGCAATACTGCTGCGTATGCTAACTTAACATTTGGTGTACTTTCCATAGTTAATGCAACAAGCACAGCAAATTTATCGCCATTAGCATTAACTATCGGCACATTAATTGCTAATAGCACTTTTGTTAATCTTGGAACTGTTGGCACAACTAATGGCACTTCAATTGGTGTAAGTACCATTTCAATAGGTAACTCTACTGCAAACGTTACTGCAACAGGAGCAACTCTTACTTCAGATTATATTACTGTTAGAAAAGATTTAACGGTTTCTGGAAATGTAAATGTAACCGGTTCTCTTGTAACTATTAACGTAAGCAGCGTTGTAGTTGCAGATCCTCTAATTAAATTAGCATCAAATAACACGACTACTGCTGATAATATCGATATCGGGTTATATGGTCAATACACTAATACGACAGCCGGGTATTTTACCGCATTATATAGAGATAATGCATCAAAAAACTGGAAACTGATTGACGCTATTTCTGCTGGTTCTGAACCTACTACTACTGTTACAGGTGGAACACAAGCATTATTACAAGCATATATAAATGCTGGAGGATTAATTGCGAATAGCACAGTAGTCAATATTACTGCAACTGGATCTATCAGTTCAGCTATTGCAGCTAACTCTATGACATTAACGACTGCACTTGTTGCTACTTCTGGTGGTACCGGTGTAAATACATATGCGACTGGTGATATTTTATATGCGGGTTCTGTTAATCCAACAGCTTTAAGTATATTATCGATTCCTGGTTCTATAGCAAATGGGCAAGTTCTTCAAATAACAAATAATCTTCCAGCATATGGAGTTTTGGACGGTGGAATATTTTAGTATAATGGAGGTTTAATATGGATACTGAATTTGTTAATGCGTATATTGAACGAATGAAGGCTACATTAGATGATTTTCTTGCTAAGAATATATTAATAGAAACTCAATTAATAATAGCGACACAACGAGTAGATGCATTAACCAAGGAATTAACAGAAGCACAGTCTAAAATAGAAATGCTTTCTAAGAAAAAAGAAAAAATAATAAAGACTGAAGAAACTTCCTTCTAGTCTATAAAATTCCCTTGGTATATACCAATTAAATAGGGAGCCATATGGCGAATAACACTTTTCAAATTAGAAGAACTGCTACATCTGGTCGTACCCCAAATACGACTAATTCTGCAAACAACCAATATATTAATATAGGCGAATTAGCATTAAATCTTACAGATTCAATTCTGTATAGTGCTAATGCCACTAATGGTTTAATAACTATCGGTTCAAATTTAACTGCCACTTCTATTGGCGGCGGCGCTCTAATTGCTAATTCATCTCAGATTACTATTACAGGTATTCCATTATCTGCTAATGGCAGCGTCGGGACTCAAGGTCAAGTATTAGCAAGTAATGGTTCTGTAGGATCTCCATACTGGACTGCGATAGCTGCAACAACATCCAATACAGTTGTATATGAAGACACATTTACAGGTAATGGAAGTAACACACAGTATACTTTAAGCGGAAACACAACACAAGATGCCGTTCTTGCCACAATTAACGGATTATTGCAGCCCAATAACACTTACGTGGTTGTTGGTACAAATAACATTATTACATTTTCTGAATCTCCTGCCTCACTTGATACTATTGTTGTTAAAAGATTAGGTGGTGCTGGCGGTCCAGCGACCTATACCGGTGGTAATGGTAATAGCTACATTACAATTAGTAATACTGAGCTGAGAGCGACGAGTAATAATTTAACTTTAACAATTGGTGCGTTTGCATCAAATGGTGATCTGACAGCAAAACAATACTTGCTGTACGGTACAACCACAGGTAATACAGAAACAGAGCTGTTAATTAGAGGCTCAGAAAGAGTACTCGTTAATGCAAATACTACTGTCTACTATACTGCAGACATTGTAGCAAGAAGAACAGACGCAATTAATGAGGGTGCTGGATTCCATCTCAAAGGTGTTGCAGATAATTTTTCAGGCACCGTTGCTGATGTTGGTTTGCTCTATGAGGTAATAGTAGCAAGAGATGACAATGCATTGTCAGTGGATGCAAGAGCGAATAACACTACAGACAGTATAAATATATACGTTACAGGAACAACAGCAAAAACCATACGTTGGGTAGCTCAAGTTACAACAGTAGAGGTATCACAGTAATGGCAAGAACACGTGGAATGATTATTGACAATTCAGCTACAGTAGGTGCAATATACACTACAATATCTAAAACGTCAGAAGCTTCTTCTGTAAATACAATTACAAGCGGGGTACTTAAGCAAGCTGCTATTGAAATTAAACCAGCAGGAATGCCTGTTTCAGTGGTCACCTCGACAAATGGGTGGAAAGCATCATCAAACATTTCTATTCTTAGTGTTAGTGCTGAATTAAGAGGTAAACTGTCATCAGACATAGCATACCCAACAGGCAAATCATTAATTGTTTCACTGAGAAAGAAAAGTTCTACTAATGTAACAACATCGCTAGGAACTGTAACATTGCCTATCAATGGTACAAGTAACACAGTAACAACCAATTATTCTGTTAATGTTAATGACAACGTCTTTGTGGATGTTACACAGGTGGGAACAACAAGAACAGGGCTTGGGCTAATTGTTTATTTAAGATACGTTTGAGGCATATATGACAATAGAAGAAATAAAAAGTTATTTTAGTAATAGACCAGTTTATACATTTTCTGGTACAAAAGAAGAATTACAAGAAATTGTAGGGACAAGTTTTACCATGCTGATTACAAACGAAACAATTTATTTTAGTGTGTCTTCTGATGAAACATATACACCCGCAGATAATAGAATGGAGTTAGTTTAATGTACGCAAAATTGGTTACAAGCTCAAATACTAGCCCATCTATATTAGCAAGAGATGTTATTAGACTTTGCACGTCTAATTCACCATCAACAGCAGATCTTGGGGGGTTTTCAAACACATCTAGTTCTATTATTGATGCAACACCGGCCGGTTGGACATATGAATGGAGCACTGTTGATAGTGGGACTTTAGCAACTGTAGCAGCTGCTCCTTCCGTGACACCTACTAGCGCAGCTGATTGGTGGGGTATGAGTGCTCCTTGTCTTGGACCTCTTGTAGCAAACGGTACATTAAAATATGTAAAACTGACAACTGGAGCGTCCACCAACCGCGCGAATAGCGATGCCTCAAATACTGTATATGGATTTTCATTAAGCGGGGCAACAAATATTGCTTCTGGCAACACTGTTACAAACGAGGGATGGAGAAGACAAGCAAACGGCAGCGTCGCTGCCGCCGGCTCTTCGCTCAGTTTAACACAGGTAGCAGGAATAGGTACATTTCATTTAATTGCAACACCCAGACACATTACAATAATTAAAGAAGGCGCTATGTTTACCGGGTTGTGGGAAACTGCAATTACAGATGTTCACACGTTTTATAGCAGTACTGCTGCACCATTTGTACAGGTTAATTTAGATAACACTTCTACTAGTATATCTATGGGGTCATCAGTTGATTCGGTTTATTCTGCGTCAACTCAATCGATATATTTCTCGAGTACTGCCAGTAACGGGTGGAATTTTAATTTATTTGGTATAACCGTGCCAAGCACAGGTACGTATTATGGTACATTGTCGATGGGGTCGCCTGATGATTGGAGTCAGGCCACCGCTACCACAAACCTATCAATACAGCCATATCTTTTTCCTCTTGGTAAACTTGGATCGATTAATTCTTCAGGGGTAACAAGAAATCTTATAACTCCTATTTTTATTAATGGGCAAGCAATTGGGTATCCAACAATTGATATTTCATCTATATGCAACATATACGCTACTAGAGCAGGTATAGCAACGACAGGGGATACCGTTGATATTAATGGTACAACATACACATATTTTAATTCTGGTACCTTAGTTAGCCCTAGAGGTGTAGGGTTATTGTTGTTAACGAGTTAAACATATGGCAGCATTAACAGATTTTAATACTACAGATGCAACTTTAATTACAGATCTCTTTCCATCTACTGAGTTAATAGCTATTTCTGTAAATATGGTGCTAGACAGTTTAATTGTTATCGGTTTAAATCACCCAGAAGATGTTGTAAGAATTTCAGATACTCAATAAATTAGAGCAAATAAATGACTGAATTTACAAGAATAAAACCTTCTAGTGTTGCAAATACGCTTGATTATAGTGTTAATAGTTTAACTGCTGGAAATACAGTTGCTAATTCTATTGTTAATTCGTCTGTAATAATTGTTGGAGGTACAGTTGCAACCACAAACGGTGTTGTTGTAAACACATCTGCAATTATTCTCGGCAACACAACTGCCAATGCAATTTATAGAAATAACCTTGTATCAGTAGCTAATACAAGCAGTATAGCAAATCTTACCCCAACAACTCTTACAATTGGTACAACAACTGTTAATGCTGCATTAATAAATGCTGCAGCACTCAATGTTGTTAATCAAACCAACACTGCTACATTATATGTAACAACATCAGCTAATGTCGGTACATCTTTTACTGCTAATAGTTCGTTGGTTAATGCTATAGCATTCAATGTTGTAAACCAAACTAATACAACAACTCTTTTTGTAACCACATCAGCTAACGTTGGAACAGCGTTTACTGCTAATTCAACATTAGTGAATGCGATAGCATTAAATGCTGTGAACACAGTCAATGTTGGCTCATTTGGAACAACCAATGGTGTTAGCATAACAAATACCGCGACTGTTGTTGGAAACTCAACAGCTAATGCAACACTCTCATACAACTTAATTAGAACAGCAAACTCGACTGGTACATCAAATATTAACCCAACATTTATAGTTACACCAACTGTAAATGCTACTTCTAATCTTAATGTTGGCTCCTTTGGCACCACTAACGGTGTTAACATTACTAACACGTCCATTGTTGTTGGTAATAGTACCGTCAACGCAACACATTCATTTAATTTATTACAGGCATCCAACTCAACCAGTACAGCAAACCTAACACCGGTAGCTCTTGCAATTGGATCAATGACCGTCAATAGTGCTCTTGCCAATTTGCAAGCACTCAATGTGGTAAACCAAACTAATACTGGAACATTGTTTGTAACCACTAGTGCCAACATTGGTACAGCGCTTACAGCTAATAGTTCGTTGGTTAATGCTATAGCGCTTAATGTTGTTAATCGAACTAATACTGGAACATTGTTTGTAACCACTAGTGCCAACATTGGTACAGCGCTTACAGCTAATAGTTCGTTGGTTAATGCTATAGCGCTTAATGTTGTTAATCAAACTAATACTGCAACTCTTTTTGCAACCACTAGCGCTAATGTCGGTACTGCTTTTACAGCTAATAGTTCGTTGGTTAATGCTGTCGCTCTCAATGTTGTCAATCAAACAAATACAGCCACTCTTTACGTAACCACTAGTGCTAATGTCGGTACTGCTTTTACTGCTAATTCAACATTAGTGAATGCGGTTGCTATCAGTGTTGTTAATAGCATTAAAAGCAGCACTCTATATGCTAACAGCACTTCACAAGGGAAAGCTTCTTCTTCTATTTCTACCAACACTTTAACACTTGATTTAAATCAAGCTACTGTATTCGAAGTAACTCTTAATAGTAATATAACAACGCTAACAATAAACAATATTCAGAACTCAGGTAACACATCGTCATTTGTTCTCAGCTTGATTGGAGATGGTACTGCAAGATCTGTAACCTGGCCAGCATCTTTTAAATGGCCAGGAGGTACAGCACCCACGCTCACATCTACATTAAATAAGAAAGATTTTATTACAACGGTTACCTATGATGGAGGAACTAACTGGTATGCATTTGTTTCAGGGCAGAACCTATAATGTTACTTGAAAAATGGCTATTATTAAAAAGTGCTGGTGCTGCTGCTAGCGCCAATTTCGCTCGGTTATATACTTGGGGATATAATGGCTACGGTGCATTAGGCGACAATACAATTATTTCGCGTTCATCACCGGTACAGGTAGGTACTAGTTCTTGGTCTCAAATATCAGCTGGTGTTAATCATACACTTGCTATTCGCAATGATGGTGCATTATTTGCATGGGGTGAAAATGCTGTTGGGCAGTTAGGTGATAATACAGTTGTTAGTAAATCTTCACCTGTACAGGTTGGTACCAGTTCTTGGTCAAAAGTGTCAGCAACTTCAAGAGCATCATTTGGAATAAAAACCGATGGGTTGCTATACGCTTGGGGCTGGAATACTATTGGGCAATTAGGTACAACTATATCAGGCGCTGTGTTATCATGGTCAAAAATATCAGAGAGTACCAATCATACAGCCGCTATACGAACTGACGGTGCACTATTTATATGGGGGAACGGAGATAGTGGTCAATTAGGGAACAGTTTAGTACTAAGCAGCTCTGTTCCAATACAAATAGGTGCTAGTTCCTGGTCACAAGTAGCCGCGGGGACCAGTTACACAGCAGCCATTCGTTCGGATGGTGCACTATTTACCTGGGGATTAGGTAATAATGGTCGATTAGGTGACGGTACAACTACTAGTTACTCATCACCAGTACAAATAGGGACTAGTTCTTGGTCACAGGTTGCAGCAGGTAGTGGTCAGACAGCAGCCATTCGTACTGATGGTGCCTTATTTACATGGGGGTCGAATAATAATGGTCAATTAGGTGCTGGTACAACTACTAGTTACTCATCACCAATACAAATAGGGACTAGTTCTTGGTCACAGGTTGCAGGCGGCCTTGACCATACAGCTGCTATTCGTTTTGATGGTGCTTTATTTACATGGGGGTATAATATCTACGGTCAATTAGGTGACAGTACAATTGCAAACAGATCATCCCCGGTACAAATAGGCACCAGTTCTTGGTCACAGGTAGCAGCCGGTCAACTTAACACAGCAGCCATACGAACTGATAGTGCATTATTCATATGGGGGTTCAACGTTCTAGGTCAATTAGGTCAAGGAGATCAAGTTGACAGATCATCACCAGTACAGGTAGGTACTAGTTCTTGGTCACAGGTGGCCATAAGTGGCTACCACGCACTAGCCATTCGTACTGATGGTGCATTATTTACATGGGGAAATAATGGCTCCGGTCGAGCGGGTGATGGCACCTCTACAAACAAATCTTCGCCAGTACAAATAGGTACTAGCTCTTGGTCACAGGTAGCAGCAGGTGGTGTAAGTGGAGTAGATATTGCTATAAGAGTTGATGGTGCACTATATGCATGGGGATCAAATGGCGAGGGGCAAATAGGTGATAATACAACTACAAGTAGATCTTCCCCTGTATTAATTTTTAATTCATATTCTAACTCACCAGTTCAGATTGGTTCGTCATCTTGGACACAAGTATCAGCTGGTAGTAGCCATGTTCTAGCTATTCGTAGTGACAATTTATTATTTACATGGGGTAGAAATAATCAAGGACAATTAGGTCAGGGAGATTTAGTTCATAGATCATCACCTGTACAGGTAGGTACTAGTTCTTGGTCACAGGTGGCTGCAGGGGATGTTCATAATATTGCAACCCGCTTTGATAAAACATTATATGCTTGGGGACAAAATGCTACAGGACAAGTAGGTGATGGTACACTCATTAGCAGATCTTCACCAGTTCAAATAAGCACCAGTTCATGGTCACAGATATCAGCAGGATATTCACACAGTCTTGCAATAAAAAATGACAATTTGCTATTTGGGTGGGGGAATTTTGCCGGTGACAGTCTAACATTAACATCATACACAAGCTGGACACGAGTATCAATAGGCAGGTCGCACACAGCAGCCATTCGTTCTGATGGCGCACTATTTACATGGGGGTTGAATAGTAGTGGTCAATTAGGCCAAGGAGATTTAGTTAGCAGATCTTCACCAGTACAGGTAGGTACTAGTTCTTGGTCACAGGTAGCTGCAGGAATATTAGGTAGCTACACAGTAGCCATTCGTTCTGATGGTGCACTATTTACATGGGGCATTAATGGATCTGGTCAATTAGGTCAAGGAGATTTAGTTCATAGATCATCACCAGTACAGGTAGGTACTAGTTCTTGGTCACAGGTAGATGTGGGTGATAGTCACTCAGCAGCCATTCGTACTGATAGCGCCTTATTTACATGGGGAAATAATGGCTCCGGTCAATTAGGCCAGGGAGATTTAGTTCTTAGATCATCACCAGTACAGGTAGGTACTAGTTCTTGGTCACAGGTATCTGCAGATGGTGGGCATACAGCCGCTATACGAACTGATGGTGCCTTATTTACATGGGGATCAGGTGGTAGTGGTCAATTAGGTGATGGCACCTCTACAAGCAGATCTTCACCAGTACAAATAGGTACTAGCTCTTGGTCACAGGTAGCAGCAGGTGGTACACACACAGCAGCCATTCGTTCGGATGGTGCACTATTTACCTGGGGATTAGGTAGTAATGGTCGATTAGGTGATAATACACTCATTAGCAAATCTTCTCCTGTACAAATAGGGACTAGTTCTTGGTCTCAGGTAGCAGCAGGTAGTGGGCAGACAGCAGCTATACGGTCTGATGGTGCGTTATTTACATGGGGAGATAATTCCACCGGTATATTAGGCCAAGGAGATTTAGTTAGCAGATCTTCACCAGTACAGGTAGGTACTAGTTCTTGGTCACAGGTGGCTGCAGGCGGCTCACACATGACAGCTACACGTACTGATAGCGCCTTATTTATATGGGGAAATAATGGCTCCGGTCAATTAGGATTAAACGATACCTTTACCAGATCGTCACCTGTGGCTGTTAATTATGGTTCATTAAGAAATAGAATAAATAGTAATATAACGCAGATTGGCACCTCATCATGGAAACAAATATCCGCTGGATTAAATTTTAGCACTGCTATTGATTCTTCAAACGCTCTATACACATGGGGTAATAATGTTAGTTATACAATGGTATTCACTGATCAGTTTATACATGATATTAACAGTGCTGTTGGACTCTCAGCTCAATTAGTAAGCTCAGGAATATCACATAATGCTGCAATTACAATATAATAGTAATTTGGAAATTTTAAATGGCTAATTACGCTTTTATAGAAAATAATGAAGTTCAAAGTGTATACGATTTTCTCCCTGAGAATTGGAGAAACATTAGTAATTTTCGTGCTCTTGAAAATGATTGGAACTATCTTAATTTACTTGGCTGGTTTAAATTAATAAAGACACCGCCTGATTATAATTCAAATACGCATAGAATAGACATCCCATACCATTATATTGAAAATGGCCAAGTGTATGAATCTTTTAAGATAGTAGAATTACCACCGCCGGCCGCACCCCCACCGGAACCAGACCCTGAATACTTAAAAATGATAAAATGGGAAGAAATAAGAATACAGCGCAATCAAATGATGAATGATTTTGATTGGCATTATTCGAGATATGAAAGAGAAAAAAGATTAGGTGTACCATCCACTGATACTTTAGAGAGCCTAGATACTTATATGCAGGCACTTGCAGATATAACAAAACAAAATGATCCGTTTAATATTGAGTGGCCATATTTTATTAGTTAAAAATTTTGGAGAATAATATGCATGATATTGATTTGATGTTAAAATTACAACTTGATGGGAAACATGAAGAAGCAAGAGCAATTTCAGATAAGTTAGAATTACAAGGCCCAACAAAAATTCTAGATGCAAAAGGTACAAATACAGAGGATATTTGGTTTCGTCATAGTTTTAATCGTGGGTGGTTTCTTATTCAAGAGGGTGATTATCAGGCCGGTGCGAAGCTACTTGAGCACGGTAGGTTTTTAAATGTTTATGGTTCCCCACCACTAAGAACAAATGCACCTATTTTTAATCCGGACATTCATTCTATAAAAGGCAAATCCATCATTCTCTCACTAGAAGGTGGTTTTGGTGATGAAATTATTCATGCAAGATTTGCAACTAGTTTTAAGAACCAAGGTGCAAGCTATGTATATATTGCAGCTGCACCAGAACTGATGTCGCTATTTTCAAGAATAGAAGGCGTTGATGGTGTAATTCTTAGAAATCAAGCTCATACTGTTAACCACGATTATTGGATTCCTGGATTTTCATCTGGATGGGTTGCTGGGCATACTTTTCAAAATTTCTTATCAAAGCCGTATATAACACCAAAAACAGAATCTGTTGAAATTTGGAAATCGCTTATTAAAAGTGATAAAGTTAAAGTGGGTATTCGTTGGGCAGGTAATCCAAAGTTTGAGCATCAACAGTTTAGACGTTTTCCTGAAAAGTTTATTACTAATTTGAGCAAGTATGATGAGCTGCAAATTTATAGCTTACAGAGAGATCATAACACTATTGCTCTTCCAGAAAGTATAATAGACTTGCAGCATTTTCTACTGTCATGGGAAGATACAGTGGCAGCAATTGCAAATATGGACATTATTATTTCCTCATGCACAAGTATTGCCCATCTTGCAGCCGCCATGGGTAAAGAAACATGGGTTATTGTTCCGATTCTTCCTTATCATACTTGGACATACAAATCACCCGATAGCACAACAACACCGTATTATGATTGTGTAAAAATTTTTAGACAACAAGATCCATCAAATTGGAATGATACTTTTCAATCTTTATATACACATCTTGAAAAAAAGTTTAATCTCAAATATATTAATCAACCAAATGAGGACAGAATTATAAAAAGACTCAATATTGGTTGTGGATTAAAGAAGTTTAATGGGTTTCTTAATGTTGATAAAGCTGATTATGTTAAACCTGATCAACGAGTTGATCTGAGCGTGCTGCCATTTCCTTGGTCTGATAATGAATTTGATCATATAATTGCTAAAGATGTGCTTGAACATCTTGATTGTGACTTTGTTAAACTAATTAAAGAGATGTATAGAGTAAGTTATAACGGTGCAATATGGGAAATTCAAGTACCGCATTGGAGATGTGATGTTTCGGTAGATGATCCTACTCATAAAAAACAAATTACACCTAGAATGTTTAATTTGTTCAATAAGAAAATTCAAATTGAAAAGATTCAGAGTGGTGAGCCTGATTCATTTCTATCTTTTGAAAATGATGTTGATATAGAAATTTGTGATTTGCAGTTTGAATATACTCACCCATTTAAGGAAAAAATAAAGAAAGGTGAAATTAGTGAAGAAGAATTAGTCTACACACTTAACCATCTTAATAATGTTGCTTCTGCTACAAGAATCTTAATACAGGTTCATAAACCGGGAAGAATTGATAATGATGAATTTAGACGAGCAGTTGAGTCAATCCTCAACAAGAAATAGTTTATTTTACTCACATAATATTAATGTTGAACAATCTTATATTATTACACTGAAAAATAATTCTGTTTCAGAAAACTATTCTAGAAGATGCCAAGAATCGTGCAGAAAGGTAGAAATGCCCTTTACTGTTTGGGATGCTTTTGATGGCACACAAGGTACTATAGATATACCCGGTCATTCAAAGAATAGTGATATAATGAAAATGTTAAAAGTCACTGACCATTATTTGACAAGAACGGAACTTGCATGCGCACTGAGTCATATAAGTTTGTGGGTAAAATGTGTACTGATAGACTCCCCAATTGTTGTACTTGAACATGATGCTATTATGGTGAGAAAATTTGAACATCATGGACATTTAAACTCAATCGTATATCTCGGAGGTCGTGAGTGGGCAAAAAAAGATTGGAAAATTTATCCAATTCCTCCCCATGCATCCGAAGGTCCAAATTATCTTTTTATTTGTAGAGCTCATGCATATTCAATTGATCCTATGGTAGCAAAAAATCTTATTGCTCACGTTATCAAATTTGGAATTTGTGCTCCGTTAGATATTATGATGAGAGCTGATTTATTCAATATTACTCATCAAGGATTATATGCTTTTGATGATTCAGAATTAGAAAACACTATTAACAAAAGACCGGATACAGGCCGTTCAACAAAATTAAATAGTAATTTGGAAGTGTAATGTATAAATTTACGATGGATTTTAATTGTGGTAGAGGGGCCTGTGTAAACATTAGCCATCTTATTAACACGTATGGAGTACCTAACACTATTGTTGAAGTAGGTGTTTTTGAAGGGTCAACAACGTTTTGGGTTAGTGATGAGCTAACCAAGTATAATAAAAATTTAAAAATTTATGCTATTGATCCTCATGCCAGTAGTATAGACCTTCCAGATGATTTAAATTTGGTGCATAAAAATTTTATACACAATATACAAGAATGTAAAAATAAAAATGTTGAGTATATGAGAAAGCATAGTGAATTTGCTTTGATGGATTTAATCAATAATGAGGTCAAGGCGGAGCTTATCTATATTGATGGAGACCATAGAGCAAGCGAAGTATTAACTGATCTTGTTTTGTCCTGGAAAATACTTGTTAAGGGTGGTGTGATTTTATGTGATGATGCTTCTGTCTGGAAATACACTGATCAAAATGGAACCACTTCAGCACAAATGTCTCCAAAGATGGCTGTTGATGCCTTTATACAATGCAATTGGCATAAGTTGAATATTGTTCATATACCGGATATGAGCCAAACCGCCTTTATAAAATTATAGGTTTATTATGAATATTGGTGAACAAATTAATAATGTAAGTCACTTTCTTTACACGAATAAAAAATATAGAGAAGCGGGAGATTTGCTTTCTTGCTGTATTGAATTAGCCCCAAAAGATCAGCCAGGAATAATAAAAGAACTGATTGATAATGCTAAAATGTGTTATTTTTTAAGTACTGATATTGAGAAGGCATATCAATTTTTATTAAAGCTTGAAGAACTTAAATATGAAATTGGCTGGGAGCATACAAGAGATAAAATTCAATTTATGCGATTACTAGGAAGATATAATGATTTTTTGAGAATGATATCTGATTTACCGGAAAGGAGTGAGAAATATCTTTTTCATGGGTGGTATTTACATAAGACAGGTAAATTTAGAGAAGCTTTTGAAGTTACAGAAAAAGCAAGAAATGGTGTCTACTGGTGGAATAATACTCCACCCGGCCTTCCTGTTTGGGACGGGATTGATACTAATAAAACCTTACTAGTTTGCGGTGAAAGCGGATGCGGGGATGAAATAATTTTTGCAAGATGGATACCAGAACTTAAAAAACATTGCGGTAAAGTTGTTTATCATCCTCATAAAATTTTTATTGATGATGTTATATGTAGAGTATTTAATATTGAGAAGTATAATGGACAACAATGTGACTATCTAGTACCTTGTATGAGTCTTCCTTATCTTTTAAAAAGCAATGACCCTGAACCACTCACATACCTCACATCTAATAAATCACTTAAGAAAGTAGGAAATAAAATTCGAATTGGTATTAATAATACTGGTGATATTACCCATCCTGAAATTCATATGAGAATTATTCCTTTAAAAATGCTTGTTGATAGTTTAAAAGATCTAGGTGAACTAGTTAATATTCAAAAGGACGTTATAGAGGCAAATGAAAATATAACCTACCCAAAAATTGAAACATGGGAAGACACGCTTGCTATTATTGATTCATGTGATCTAATTGTTACTGCTTGTACCAGTCTTTCGCATGCAGCAGGGGCTCTTGGGAAAAAAGTAATTGCTTTAAACAATATGTCGGATTATTTTACATGGTGCTCTGTTGATCAGGTTGGTAAGAGTGATTGGTACGAAAATGCCTGGTGTATTAGACAAACAGAATGTGGCAGGTGGGATAATATTGTTGAGCAAGCTAGAGAGCTTGCAATAAAGCTTTTGGAGGATAGATAATTGGTACAACTTGCGCATATACTATATGCAAGAATGAAATAAAATACGTTGAAAAGTGGCTATTCTATATAGATAAAAGTATGATCATTATAAATACTCAATAAAGTCTTTTTTGGAGATTTACATGGCTGTTCCAACTACACGAGATCAATTTAAAGCATATTGTCTTAGAAGGCTAGGTGCTCCAGTTATTGAAATCAATGTTGACGATGATCAAGTAGAAGATCGCGTCGATGATGCTTTACGATATTATTGGGACTATCACTTTGATGGTACTGAGAAAATCTATTATAAGCATTTAGTCACCAATACAGATATAACCAACAAATATATTACTGTTCCAGATAATATAATCGGTGCAGTGAATCTTTTTAATATTGCCGATCCATCTATTCGCTCAGATGACCTATTCAATATTCGCTATCAGATTGCGCTAAACGATCTCTATACACTTACATCTGTATCGATGGTTCCTTATTACATGGTCATGGAACATCTTTCATTGATTTCTGAGATGTTGGTCGGTAAGCAACTTCTACGTTTTAATCGCCATATGAATCGTCTGTACATCGACATGGATTGGAACTCGCTTTCAAATGAATATCTACTTGTTGAAGCTTATCAAATCATAGATCCAACGGAATATGTTGACGTCTGGAAAGATCAATGGCTGTTGAGATATGCAACCGCTTTGATTAAACGCCAATGGGGTTCTAATCTAACTAAATTTACTGGTATGCAACTTCCCGGCGGATTAACGTTTAATGGCGAGAAGATCTATAATGATGCTGTTGCTGAAATTACAGACTTAGAAGATAAGATGATTAGCAGTTACTCACTTCCTGTTATGGATCTAGTAGGTTGAAATATACCTTTTGGTGGAATAACGGATTGAAGAATACAAGAAAAGCCGAATGTCCTGGTCCAGAATGGATTAGAGGAAAACTTTAATGTCCACCAGCGTCTTCTTCAATAACTTCACAAGTTCTATGGAA